TTCCGCCTGCTTGGTCTGTTTTTTCTTTAGCCATTTTACATCTCCTTGTTTGAGTTCTTTGGGAGTAATCTCGTAATTGAGATTTCCTTTAGAGTGCTCATTTTTTTCTCATTTTCTTCAAAACTTCTATTCTCGCTAATCCCGTACCTCTTGGAGGTAATTTTTTATTTCCATATAAACTTTTATGTGTTGCACGTCTTTCTGCATCTGTTTTTGGTCTTCCTCTGCGTGGTCTGCCATTAGGTAAAAGATTATCACTTACCATTCTTCTTCTCCTTCTTCTTATAAATTTCTTTGCCTTTATCTTCTTCTTCTCTTATCTCAGCTAATACTGTTGCACTTGCCTTTGTCGCTTCTCCCTCAGTCTTTGCATTTAGATATTTCGCTTGAGCCAAGTCTTTTATTAATTCGCCTCTCATAGATTCCTCAACCGCTTTTGTATTACGTTCTCTAGCTTCCGCCTCTGCTTTCTGTGCTTTAGCTTCAGCAGAGTTTATAATATGGTCAGTAACATGAGCCTCAATCATTTCAGCAACTTTTGGTTGTTCCTGTCTCAAGTGCATATAAGTATCTGTTTTTCTAAATAAATCATGTATAGAAATATGTACATTATGAGCATCAAAGGTATCAATAGGACGCACATCTCCTCGTTCAAACATTCTATTCTCTCGTTCTGCTTTCTTCTCATCTGCGGCAATATCCTTATATAGAGTATCAAGACCACCCATTCTAGCCAGTGTAAGTGCTCTACGTCTAACAGCTTCGTCTTGTGGGTCGCCAAATAAACCACCTTGAAAATATTGTAATACTAATTGCTGTCTTGCAGTCTGACTTTGTGGCAATGCAGAACCCGTTACTACCTGCACATCTGTTGGCATATTGTCTTTAGCGAGAAAATCAAATACCTCAATCTCTGAATCTTCGCCCATAATCTTTAAAACCTTACCACCTGAATATTTTTCCTTTGTAAGTTCCAGCAAATAAGTTCCGCTTTTACCTTCTTGTGATTCAAAACGTGCTATAATAGGAGCAAAAGCTGTCTGGTCTTTTTCCTGTAACATACTAATTGCCACACCAGACCTAATTCCAGGAGGACTTGTTCCTTTACTGACTTCGTGTATAAGTCCAATTTCTTCAATATCCTGATTTCCTCTATCTAATTCCTGTGAGAATATATTTGATAGACTTGGAGGAGCTATAATATGTGGTTCAGGTACATTCGGTACAAATTTTGGTTGTATAACTTCGCCTGGTTCTGAAGTAATAGCAGTTTCACTAATACCAGATTCTTTAAAAGCAATCCATTTCGGCTTTGACATCAAGTTTTTAATTTCTATTATCTGACTTTTTGTTTTATTGATTTCTATTTGTATTGGTATTAAATCTTCAATAGGAGTCTTTCCCCAGAACCTACCTGGAACTTTAATATAACAATACATCACTATTCCTAGCGTATTGCGCTTTGTCTGAAATTTGTATGGTAAATCCCCTGAATGTAATAAAACATGATTTGCAACTATTATCTGTCTACCTTTAGGATATTTATGAGAAGGTTTTTCTCTTAGTTCTTTAAGTATTGCAAACCCCTCGCCTGAATCCTTTTTACCCCTAGCATCAGAAACGGACTTAGTTATATGCTGGTCTGACATGAGTTTTTTAAGTTGATTATCAATAGAAGATACCCCTGCATTTGGTTCTGCTTGAACATATATACCGTTTTTATATCGTTCTCTAATATATTCAATGCTCTTTGAAGTGAGTTTCATTACTCTTTGAGAATGTTCCAAGTCTTCTGCACCTGATTCAGGTATTATTGAGAATGGGTCTAAAACATCTTCTTTAACTTCTCCCTCATATACATCATAAAATTGTTCTTTTCCATCATCATCTGTAATAGGAACTTCCTTTGTAGTTGTTTCTTCTTTTCCTGTTTTAGGATTCTTCTCTAAAGTAGTTATCTTTTCTGTTTTGAGTTTCTTAGGTAAGTGCTCTCCTGCAAATGCGTCAAAAAATGGATATTTAAATGCTGTGCCATAAATACTATTCAACATAAATAAGTCCTGATTAAGACTATCTTGCGAATTTAGTTGATGATGATGATGTAAGACTTTCTCAGATACAAGTGCGTCATTTAACGCCTCTGATTCTGCGGTATTTGGTACAACCTTATATACAGGTCTATTTTGGGAGAGTTTTGCTACTATATGAAGAACTGTAGGCATAATACGATTAGCAACTAATCTTACACGATATGAGGGAGCAGGAGGTTCTTCTAGTTGACCTTTAGATGTATTCCATGTAACCCATTGCTTACCAAGAAAAAACGCCATATTTAAGTACCATTGGCGTTCAAAGGGTTTTCTTGCCTCAATGCCTGTTGTATAAAACTTCTCTACAAAGGCAAGGTCTTTCTTTTGGGTATCATCTAGTTCTTGGGTTTCTTTATGAACTTTATATAATATGTCAGAGAGTGCCATGAAAAAAGTATATCAGAACGACACTTTAAACTGTCAAGGGGTACATAGGGAATTAGAAATGGAGCAAGGGGTGGAACAGGATTTTAACCTGTATTTCTGCCTCTTCAGACAGAGAATTTTGCATTATTCTATCCAATTCCCTCGCTAAGAATAATAATAATATCATAAATAAATATTTATGTCAAGTCCTACATAAGAAATTAGGCGAGATTTTTTACAAAATTGATATTTAAAATTAAGACTTTTTATTGCATAATATTCTTTAGGCGTACATTTTTGACATAAATTGATTTTAAAAAACAGCTTATGTAAATTCTCGTATTCTTTTTTTGTATAATCACAAGGATGACCTAAATAAATACGACTAATTTCCCCACAATTATCACATTTTTTCTCCATAATAGAACTCATATTATCATATCTCTTATTTTCTTATTAAACTCACTTTCCACGTCCTTTAATTTCCTACTTTCTGTTTTAGCTTTCTCAATAAGCATTTCTTTAACATCTGAACGGTCTTTAGTTTCTACAACTTTATCGTCTTTTTTAAGTGCTTTACCCATAGCGTAATCAGTAAAATCTCTGGACATTAACTTGTCGGTTAAGTCTTTAATGATTTTAAGGTATTTACGTTCCCTAAGAAAGTAAAGAAACAAGTCTATAATTAATATTCCTATTAAACAATATATTATCATTTTATTTCCTCCTTTAACTTAGGGTTTTCATAAATATTTCCAATAACTTCATCCTCTTGATAATGTGCTCCTATATGTATATAGGGATATATTGTATTTATCTCAACAACACTTGTGAAAGTTTCTTTTCCAGCTCCTAAAGCCAAGTATTTACCTCTTATTATATCCCATTCGTAAATCTCTTTACCATTTTTATCTTTCAATCCTGTATATTGCATAACAGGAGCAACTTTTCCACCATAACCTTTATTATCAACTTCTAGAGTACCAATAAAACCATCATCTAAATCACCAAATTTAAAATATACCATTTTCTTGTTTATTTTATCCCAAGCACGAAATTTTTGTTCTCTTTCCATTATTCCCTCCCTATATACATCATATCATTACCTCGTCTATTTCTATTTAAAGTTTCTCTAGCCATTTTCCATATCCTCTCATCTCTGGTTAATATATGATTTTCTCCTTGCATTTCAGGTACTCCAGGTCTACTCATCATACCATATCGCCACATATCAGCCAAATGGTCTTCTCCATCTGTGTTCATATCTTCTATATTACCAGTTTCGTTGTGAATTTGCTGTGGTACAGTACGAATGAAGTTTTCACAGTTACTAAACACTTTAAACCTAGCTGTAAGCTCCATATTGACCTTGTAGGGCTTTAAATACTCTCTACACCTACCCCAGCCTGTAATTCTATTATTATCGCCCTTAATGAGGGTTATCTTGTTTCCAAAGACTTTTCCCATAACTTCCCCACCACTTTCCCCAACCATAGAATCTTTATGATGAGACCTATCGCCCCAAATCTTTGGATCTGCTACACAGTAATTAATTTCTTCTTTTTTAGAAGTCATATCCAAAATCGTCTTAGCAAGTTCAGAATAAGTCAGTTTCTCTAAGTAAAGCTCTCTATACATATAAGTAATTCCATTTCTATCTACTGCAAACCAACCAACAGAAGAAGGACTTGAATAACCATAATC